TGGGCGGGAAATTGTGAAAGGAGGAGGTATGGGTAAGTCAGTGAAGCAGGCGCAGAGAGAAACTGATGAATTGCGGTCAAGTGTGCGTGGAATGCTTAAAGATCGTGTTAAACGGGGGCTGCCAATCCCGAAAAGCGGACAGAAATTAGCTTACGGCGGGCCGGATCTCGATTCTAAAGGCATCCGGAAGTATGTGAAGAAGCGGAAGGCCAAATAACCTATCAATGGAGGGACTAACCCGCCTAAAAGGAAGCCTCCAGGGCGGGGAAGAGGATATACACCAGTTTAAAATTCCCATGTCTACCGACCTTTTACGTGTCAAAATTTTGACGGTACTCCTATGGCCATATCAAACGAACAGTGGGCTATCTACAAGAACGACATTATCGCGTTCGTAAACGATCTTGTCTACGTCCCGTCGTCCTCAGCTCAGGAGGTTATAAAGGTAAAGCTAGAAGGACCCTGGGCATACCAGGGTGAAATCATCTCCGAAATTACTAAAAAACTCCCCTCCGGACGGTTCAAGTACTCAACAGCAGCCATTTGTATCCCAAAGCAGAACGGTAAGACCTTTTCCGCTTCCCTCATCCTCACCTGGCGGTTCATGACCCACTTTAACGTCCAGGGAGTCGTAGCATCCAACTCTAAAGACCAGGCTTCATCCGTCGTATTCGACACTTTCAAATCCATGATAAAGTATTCCCCAGAGCTCGCCAAAATGGTAGGACCGGAGAACATTCTCGACAAAGAGATTCGCAACCCAAAGACCAACTCTATCGTTACTGTCCTCTCTTCCTCCAAGGCAGCTGCCTGGGGGTACGGTATAGACATAGCGGTGGTAGACGAGATTCACGCTGCCCCTGACGATGAAGGTATCTACAATATCCTTGCATCGCAGACCGGTCCACGCGATGGCCAGATCATCTTACCGTCCCAGGTCTCATCCCAGCTCAACATCCTCTACCACCTCTATAACGTACACCAGCAGAAACTCGATCCATCGCTCTATTTCCTCTATATCCAGGGTATAAACCCGTCCCCGCTCGTTACCCAGCGATGGCTGTCATCACGAAAAGCCCAGCTCACCCCCGCTCAATACGCCCTTTACCATGATAATGACTGGATTTTCTCTACCCGCAAGCTATTTGACCCCGATAAAGTAGGAAAGGCGGTAGTTAACGGGGAAGATTTCTCCTGTCCTGTCACCAAGCCCGAATTAATGGACTGGGAGCACAAACTGGGCACTAAATTCCACATCGGCGGTGGCCTTGACCGCGCCCTTCCCTATTCCAAGCACGGAGATCGTACTTTCTGGACGACCGTCGGGAAAGGAAAGACCCGGGGGGAGGAGTTCTGGCTCCTTTTAAACCAGGAACAGATCGATAATTCAAAGGAAGCAGACATAAAGCGGGCTATCCGTGCTGATCACGACCGGTACCGCCTGTCCAATGTAGTATTCGAAGTCTACCAGGCTGCCGACTTGCTCCAGTGGACGATAGAACAAGGCATTACCGCTGAACTCGTCCATCCCGTTGACCGGACCCAGGTAGCTGCATTCACCCGATTCCATCAAATAGTCAACCAGGAGCAGCTGGCCATACCCGAAGGCCTGCCGGCAGTAACCGATCGTGACGAGAAAACCGGCCGCCTCCCTATCCTCATTAAGGAGATGAAAGAGTTTGAGCATGAAATGGATGGAGCCGTCCCTAAGTTCGGACATAAACCAGGAGCCAAGTACCATGACGACAGTGTCTATTCCTTAAACTGGGCAATATATGCCTTACGGGAGAAAGAAGCTTATGAGCACAAGGCGTCAAGAAGAAGGGAAGCCTATACCCACAGGTCTGAGGTTAATCAGTTCACGGGAAGGTGAGCCATCCCCCATAAACAAGCAGCGGGAAGCTTTGGATGAAGTGGCAGACATGACGGATGAAGATATCCTTACGGCAGATGGCTTTGACGATGCCCTCATAGGATACACGGACTCGTGGAGTGGAAACGAACGGCCGTTACGGGCAGTTTACGACAGGCAGAAGTGTATCGATATATTATTCGCTGAGATGGATTGCGGCATGGAGGAGTGTGAGGAATATTTTGATTTCAACGTGGCTGGAGGTTACGCTGGCCCCAACACTCCTGTCTTTGTGGAGATGTTCAAATGAATGGGAAATGCCCCGATTGCAAGAAAGAAATCCAGCTTCATGTCTCAACTGACAACCTCATTTTCTTCATCCAGAAATGCGTCTTTTGCGATCACGAACATACCGTAGTGGTTCGTAATTTCAAGTTAATAAACGGACAGGTAACGGGCGAGCTGATAGATGGTTCAGCAGAACATTACGATATAAGGAGTAAAGACGATGGCTGAAAATCGAATAACGCAGCCGGACGGGACTGTATATCAACCCCCAACCCCTTCAAAGCTCGATCGCGCAAAAGAAGTGCTAAACGAGCGGCTACGGGCATCAAAGCGGATAGTAAACGCTAAAAAAGGTAAGTGGAAGACCTGGGACCGGATGTACAAGAACGAACAGCTGGCCAACCGCATAGAGGGCGAATCCAACCTCGTGCTCCCGAAAGCCGACTATATCGCCGAAGTCATCTCCGCCAAGGTCATAAACGCCGTCTTTTCGGTTACCGACTGGCTTACCATGCGGCATCCGGAAATAGACGAGAAGACCTTAAACGAACAGCAGACGTTCTTCATGTGGGTAATGGACCGGAAAGTCAACTTCTACCTCACAGCCATAGAGCTTTTCAAGTCATCCCCCATTAAGGGCACCTCCATCTGCAAGGTATTCATGCGGAATTTCTGGCCCTATGTAGAATACCTGGACCTCGAGTCCTTCTATCCAGACCCCATGGCTAGAAAGCCCGGAGATATCCAGTCAATGCGGTTCTGTATGCATCAGTTCAAACGGGACTTAAACCAGCTTAAAAGATTCACCGCTCCAGACGGCCGGTCGATATATGAAAACATGGATAAGCTGGAGACACTCGGGAAATCAAAACTAGGCGATTCTATGACCATGTCCGGCACCAATACTGCAGTCGAGGATAAAACTACTCCCGTTTTCGACCTGGTGGAGTACCATGGTGAGTTCGAGTACGAAAAGGGAAAGTTCGGCGAATACATCATGACCGGCGCTCTTCGTGAAGAATCTTCCGACCAGTGCGAGTTCGTTATCCGCTGCGAGCCATCTTCCTTTCGCGTAAAGGACAATTACTCCGGAGACACCATCTACCTGAAGCCATTTGTTTCCAACATCTATTCTGTAAACCCGGGTGAGTTCTATGGCAAATCCGCCATCCAATCCGTCGAATCTCTCATCAACGAGCAGACCGATATCCACAACCTCTATATGGATAACCACAAACGCCTGGTAAACGGCATAACGAAAGTCCTCAACCGCTCCGATCTCACTCGTGACGATCTCCGGCAGGTGCCAGGGGCCATTTGGTTTATGGATTCTTTCGAAGACGTTGATCTCGAGCAGCCGCAGGGAGTAAACCTGGGAGAATACCGGCAAATCCACGAGCTACTCGACCGCGAGATAGAGAAAGCCTCATCTGTCACCGCCTACAACTTAGGAGTCGGCCGAACAAAACGGGAAACTTACGGAGAGGTCCGGTCCATGATTAATGAAGCTTCCGACCGGTTCCAGCTTTTCATCCAGATGGCCGATCGAATAACCCTCCGGCCGGTTGCCCAGCGCGTATACGCCCTTCTCCGCCAGACCTTCGACATCTACTACGGCGGCGATTTCATCATCAACGGTAAGCCAATCTCCATCCAGAAAGAAAACCTGCTCGAGGATATGGACGTGCAGTTCTCTGCATCCACCGTTGAGACTGAACACTCCAAGTACTCAAAGCAGCAGACGTTTCCGCAGCTCCTCACCATCTTCCAGCAGATTGCGGGGTCCCGTCTCAACATAGACGAAATAACTGCTGAAGTGGGCCAGTTGTTCAACTTCACTAAACCTGAACGGTTCCTTCATCCAGAGGAATATATTCCGATCTCAAAGCTCCCGCCGGAAGTTCAGCCTATTGCCCAGGAGATAATAGCCCAGGAACAGCAGGCTGCAGGGAGCGGTGGGGGTATGCCCACTCCCCAAATGCCGCAACCTCAAATGCCTTCCGGAGAGAACTAAATGCCAAAGAAAAATAAGTTTGATGCGATGGAAGAGGAGCTTTTAAGACAGGAGAAGCATGACCAGGACATCAAGTTAGGGTTCGACCTGCAGGACATGTTGCGTACCGATGCGGGCGCTTTTCTTGTCAAGCACTGGGAGCAGAGAATAGCCATAGCCCTAAAGGAAGGATGTCTCGGTAAGCATCCAAAGGGACATCCCCAGGCCGGAGAATATATGGTACTAGATTACGCTGCTTTCTGTACCGTCCGTGGGTTCTGTAACGGAATCCAGTGGGTTATGGGAGATATTCAGAGCAAGATTAATCGAGCTAAACGGCTCGAACTGGAGCGCCGAAAAGCAGAAAAAGAATCGTCAGAAACTTGACAATGGATACGCGGATGCTAGAATGGGTTATAGATTTAATCAGAGCCCTTGCCAGGGGAAGATATACCGGCAGCTTAAACGTCCGCTTCAAAGACGGCGGGATAAGCTCCATAACCAGGCCTACGGAGAAATCGTCCAATGCATTGAAGATTAACACCAACATAACAGCCGAATAATAAGGTCCACCGTAATTAATTTACGCCACGCCTGAAGATAAGATAGCACGAAAGATTTTACGATCTGCACGTCATCTTATTTCCAGGCGTTTTTTATATTCCACCCCTTTTCAAGGAGCTTCACATGACAGACCCCCAAGTAGACGTTAACACCGCATCGGTTCCGTCAGCCAATGCAGGCGTACCGGCAGCCCCGCCCGCTGCAGCCCCAGACGTTAACAGTGCCCCAGCTCCGTCGGCTGATGGCGAGAGTCAACCAAAACCTCACGAGCAAAGTGTTCCCTATGAGCGGTTTAGCGAAGTGAACGAGAAGTTGAAACAGCTACAGGATGAACTGGAAGCGGCAAAGGCCCAGCAGTATGCTCCCGATGATGGAAACGGGCAGATAGACTGGAATGCCCTGGGGCTCGCCCCTGATTCCGGCACTCTTCCCGCCCAGCAGGCACCCACGTCGTTAGACGAGGAGTTCGAGCAGCGGATTCGAGACGATATGTACGCGAAGCCTTATGCTACATTCGCCCCGATTATCACCGAACTGGCCAGGCAGGTTATCAGGCAGGAACGGGCACAGGAATCCCAGGTACGTCGTATCCCTGACTTCCGCAACTACGAGTCATCGTATTACAACATACCTGACGAGATAGTCCAGCAGACCCAGAACAGCCCTGAAGTGATCCGCTTTCTCATCGCTAAACACCAGGCTACCCTTCGCGGTACCCCCCCGCCTCCAATGCCGGCATCTATGGCCCAGAACTCCAACTATCCACCCCCTCAGCAGGTCCCGTCAGCGCAGCCGGCCAAGACTATGGACGATCTTCGCAAGCAGTATCTGGCAGAAGGGGAGCGGTTAGCAATGGAAAAGGTCAGGGGCCAGCAGGGAGTTACGTCGGAATCAGCCCAGACATACACTACCCCTCAGGCTGATCAGCCTGAGCTGGACGATTACGGCAAGCAGTTTATGAAGAACCTGGGGATATCCGAAGATAAATTCAATAAGGTAGCCGGACGGCTCGCTAAAGGATAACATTCAACTCGAGGAGAAGTAGCCCATGTCAACGAAAAAGAAGGGAACATCATCTAAACCTATCCAGGAAACGACCGTTATGGCTGAACCGGAAGATCGCGTTAGAGTAGAAGCAGGGAATACCAGGAAACCTGAACCCGACGACTTTTTCAAGACGTCGTTCGAAAAGGACCCTGATTTCCACTATCATTGGGCTTCACAGGAATCCAGACGTATCCACGAGCTTAAACGTAAAGGGTATGAGATAGATCCTGCTTCAAGCTCTGAAGAAGCATCGAAAAAGGTTAGTTCTCAGCGGGAGTATCTTAAACGAACCATGTACGATCCAGACACACCTAAAGCAAACGCAGAAATGGCTAAAGAGCTGCTTGACCGCATGGAATCAGCGCCAACCGACACTGTTAATAATATCCCCAACCATGTCCTCATGAGAATACCTATGGAGAAACGACGGGAGATCATGGAGAAGCGGAAGGAAGTGTCAAAACAGATGGAAGCTAAGATTCAGGCAGATGTTCGTGACCTGAACAAGGCACTCCAGCGAAGTGGAAAGGGCGGAATCCAGGCGTTTAAAGAGATGTTCGATAGCCTCAAATAGGAGGAATAACCAATGACTATCATTCGTGCGAATAATACCAACCTGATGAAAGCTGGGCTCGATGAAGTGCTGTTCAGCCCGTGGGAAATGTCCCAGCCGGACAGTATCATCAGCCAGATTTTCAACATGGAGACCCACGATAGTCAGTTTAAAAAGTACCAGACTATCAAGGGATACCCACTGCTCGTCCAAAAGAACGAAGGATCAGCTTACTCTAACGCCGATGCCGGTGAGGCATGGTGGACCCAGCTTGAGCATATCGCTTACGGCCTCTATTCCACCATCACCCATGAGGCCCAGCAAGATGAGCGGTATGGCGTAATCAGGCAGTTCCCCAATTCCATGAGGGAATCGGCCGAAGCCACCATCAACTACCACGCATCCCGTGTGTTTACCAACGGGTTCGCGGCAGTTCCCGAATATCAAACCTCTAACAGGTCAACGTCTGAATACCTGTTTGACACCACCCACGATCTCAAGGGTGGCGGAACTCAGGCAAACCGGCCGTCAACCGATGCAGACCTCTCCGCCACTTCCCTCTGGGCAGCGGTAAACTCCTTCTACGAAGTAACCAATGAATCCGGTCTTCCCTGGGTTAAATCCCCGAAGATCCTGCTCCTGCCCCATCAGCTTCAGCAAAAGGGCATCGAGCTGCTTCAATCTGAGAAATACCCAGAGAACGCTGAGAACGCGATCAACGCGCTCCGGAAAGCAACCCAGATCGACTCTGTTATCTGGCCTTACTGGCTCGGATCAGTCGATCCCAACGCCTGGTACCTGCTTGCAGCACCATCAGAGCACCAGGTTAAATTTGTATGGCGGGAAAAACCCCGCACCAAAATGGCAACTGAAGACCTGACCGATAATCTGCTCTATTTTATCTACATGAGATATTCATGCGGATGGGCTGATTACAAAGGAACGTACGGGACTTCCGGCGCTTAACACATATCCCAATCCAGTGCCTACGGTCTGGCAGGTGGCCTAAGAATAATAACCCTGCCGATTGTGGACGCGCTTTAAGGAGGTACTAAACTATGGCTAATGTAGATCACCCTCACGGGTTACTTCCGGTTATGTCTCGGTTTCATGACACTCCTCGCATGACCAAGTACAAAGCTTTCGTTAACACCACGACTCCAGTCGCGATCTTCAGAGGCGATGTCGTGCAACTCCTGGCAACTGGTGATGTGAAATCAGTAACTGTTACCGGTCAGGTAACTACCGCTCTCGGAGTAGCAGCCAATTATGTTCCGGCCGCTGCGGCTAATGACCAGGCTGATATCTGGGTCTATGACGATCCCGATACCATCTATGAGATCCAGTCTGACGGAACAACTGATCCTGGTTCACTCGCAGCTGCACAGGCTCATATTGGGCAAACTGCTGTTATTGCCCTTACAGCGGGAAATGCAGGTGGAGGACAGTCTGGGTTTGAGCTTGATTATGGAAATCTCGGAACAGACACGACCGCCCCCCTCAAAGTTGTCGGTCTTTACGATATGGTTGGAAATGACGTTACCCTTGCACATGCTCGGTATCTCGTCGTTCTCCAGAATCATGTCAGTGAGAAGAGGTATGCCGTCTAATGACCAAAGTCGTTAGTTGGAGAGATATAAAAGTAGCAATCGGTCTTTGCAATAGCCAGGATATCATCCAGACTGATTTCTTCTGGAGCTTTCTGAATGTTCTCAGGCCGGACAAGTACGTCGTGATTAGAGGGCAGCACCGACACAAGGCTGCTGCCCTCAATCATATCGTTAGGGAAGCCCATCAGTGGGGAACCCAAAAAGTTCTATTTCTCGATGTTGATCAGGTTTTCCCCTTTGATATTATCCCTAAACTTCTCTCTAGGAATAAGCCCATAGTTTCAGGGCTCACCTATATGAGAGGGAAACCTTTCTCTCCCCTTGCCGGATGGAAAAAGGGCAAGAAGTATGTCAATCAGGAAGGGAAACCATGGAAGGAAAATTTTGCCGATTTCCCCGATAATGACAACCATCTAGTAGAAGTGGACTGGACGAGTATCGGCTGTCTTATGGTCGATATGGACGTGTTCAATAAGATCTATTTTCCCTGTTTTTACGAGAAGTGGAGCAAGGCAGAAGGAGTTCGCAGTAAAGGGCATGATCTCATCTTCTGTGAAGCGGTAAAGGCAGCAGGATATAAAGTTTATGTTGACACTTTAGTCCAATGTGGCCATCTCCATAACTACACAATTAATGATGTTTACGTCAAAGCCTACCATGCTTCAGGCATGTATGATAAGCAGGTAGAAGTTATTAGGAAAGAAGCTCAGGAGAAGAAATACTGGGATGAGCGACACTTTGCTGACAGCGCCAAAGGCCTGAAACGCACCTATTCTGGAGAATGGCACTATATCATGGATCGCATAAAAGAAGGATCTCGTGTTGCTGAGATAGGATGTGGACCAGGTTTTCTGATGGA